GGCCACGAGATAGACGTTGGCATTCGCGGCCAGGTTGATCCGGCACCGCCCGGTCGCCAAGACCATCCCCTGCCCGGCGCCGACAGCCGATGCGTGTTGCACATACGAGCCGCCGGCCGGTGCGCTGACGCTGATCGTCGTCGTGCTGATTCCCGCAAGGAGAAGCGAGGTTGTCGTCGCCGGCTGCGGCACAGTGGTGACGCTGCCTTGCACGTCATAGTCGCCAGCAGCGAGCGCCAGCGTGGCCACATTGACCGCCACACCGTGGGCAATCGCCGATGGCGCGGTCTGCACGCTGAGATACTCGCCGATAACGCCCGGCCCGGCATTCGAGCCGTCAGTCACGCCGATGGTGAGTTGGTTCTCCAGCGCGGTGATGGCCGCACCGATCGCCGCGATTGTCTCGTCGCGCAGCGCGTCGATCGCCGCCGTCATCTCGTTTCGCAGCGCATCGAACTGCGCCGGCAGGGCGTTGAGCCGGTCGGCGACGCGGATGTGGTGGCCGCTCCACGACTGCGCCAGGCGGCCATCGTCCAGGGCCTGCGGCTCGTTGAGCGGCGGCTCAAGATTGTGCGGCTGGTCGCTCATGACCCCCGCCATGGATCAACAGCATCCGCAGCGTCAAGCAGCAGCTTCACGTTCGGTATATATCCGCACCACCGCGCGTGTTTGCCGCCACCCATGCGGCGAACCGCCTCGTCGGGATCACGGCCCAGGAAGCGAATTACCCAGATGCGTGCCATGGCTTCCAGCCTTGGATCAACGTCCTCGCTCACCACGCACCCGGCTGGATGTCAGCGTCAACGGCATACAGATTGACCATGCCGTAAGCGGTGATGCAGAAAACGCGCTGCCTGAATGATCCGAGCCGCGTGGTGAACACCCGCCGGCGCCCTTCGGCCTGGGCGAGGTCGTTCATCGTACGCAATCCGGTCCAGTGATACCCACCGTCGTCGGACCACTCCAACAGGATCGGCCCGAGATAGCCCGGCGTGTCGAGCTCGATCTCCAGCCGTGAGCAGAACGCGCGGTTGGTGCCGGCCCAGAGCGGCGGCAGCACCGCGCTGCGCACTTCCCGCCCGCCGATGCCCGCCGCCCGTTTACTCGGAAACCACACCGAGTTGCTCCACGCGTCGCCCAGGATGGGCGTGTCGTTGTACTTCGCGCTGCATTGCGGCCGCCACCGCCGCACGCCCTCTGTGGCGCTGGAGCGGTCGTGCCAGAGGCCGGTCGCGCAGTCATACGCCACCGTCACCAGCCCCGCCGTCGGCTCCGGCGTGACCTGCGTCCCGGCGAACGTGACCACATAGAACGTATGGCCGAACTCGCTGTAGCAGAACGCGGTCACCACCGAGAACGACGACTGCGCGCGGATCATCGCCTCGATGCCGTGGTTGCTGATGCGCTTCGGCTGATAGCCGACTGAGCGATACACGACGTTGTCGATGCCGGTCCAGAACACCGAGCCGTCGCCGAGCGCCACAGACTGCATGCGCGCACAGCCGCGATCGATCACGCCGCCCGGCCGGCGACGGAACGGAAAATCCGGGTTCCCGGCGTTATACCAGATCTCGATGCCCGACTGCCCGATCAGCCACGCGTCGCCGCGGTGCGCCACCACCCGGTCGACGATGTTCGGCATCGCGTCGGCATACGCGAAATCCAGCGCGTCGTAGTCGTTCGGGTCGAGCAGCCGGGAGGTAAAGAACTTGCTGCTGGTCTCGGTCGAGGTGAACAGGAAATAGCCGTCGAGATACGCGACGCTGTTAGCGCCATCTGCCGGGAATGTGCCGCCGAGCTGATTGAGCGGCACGCCCGATCCGAAGTGCCCGCACGTATAGGCACGCGGCGGCACGCACACGACGCACGCCGTCACGCCAACCGCGATCGTCACCATAAAGTTCGCGTCGGTCGTGCCGATAAAGCCGAGATCCTCCGGCGTAGAGAACGAACCAGCCGCCCACCCCACGCGATAGAGATGGTCGCCGCTGACGATGTAAACCTGCTCCGGCATGTCGCTGTTCATCGCCAGGACCGGACCCGGCCCGATGGCTGCGATCTGCTCCAGGTCCGGCACCGAGAGCAGCGCCGCCGCGGTGCGGCTGTCATCCGGCTCCTGCTCAGCGAACAAATTGAGCAAGCGCTTGGATTGCAGCGGCATTGACGGGTGCTGGTAACTTTCCAGCGGGAACGGAATGCGGCGCATGCCCGTCTTGGGCGCGAGGGCAGTGCGCAGTGAGGCGAGGGCGTCCGACATCAGGTTGCCGACAGCAGATACCAGCCGCCGGCACCGGCGCTGGCGAAGCCGACCGATTTGCCGACCGTGCTGAGCACGACCGCGCTGACCCCTCCGGCGATAACATCAGGCCCCTGGCGCGTCACGGTGATCGTGTTGGCACCGTTGATGCCGGCATAGTCGGAGATCCAGATGATCTGCCCGGGGCTGACATTCGCGGCGAGCGGCAGCGTCCAGACCCGCGGCGCGGTCAGTGCCGGCGAGGTGTTCACGACAAACCGGTCGGTCGGCAGAATCGAGTAGTTGGTGTCGCCGACCTGCGTGCGGACATCGATGTTGCTGTTTGCGGCCTGCAGCAACGCGGTGCCGCCGGGGAAGCCCATGTTCAGCACCGTCGTCGGCCCGACGATGCGTGACGTGCCGTCGGTGATGATGCTCCGGCCAGTGCCGGCGCCCGAGAACGTCGCCTGCGCGAAATCGATCTCGGACAGGCCGGTTCCGGCCGCGAAGCTGACCGAGAAGGCCGGCGTGCCGGTGAGGGTGATGACATTGCCCTGGCACAGCACCTTGCCGCCGTGCGAGCTTGAGGCGTGCGCCTGGGCGCCGCCGGAGATCGTGTAGGGGCCGACCAGCGCCTCGAGTAGCGCGCCCCACTGCGCCACCAGGTGCGTGCCATTCGGGCAGGCGCCGAAGTTCAGGCCCTGGTGGTAAACGATGCTGCCATAGTCAGCGTTGATGCCCTGGCCGTTCGGGCAGGCGAGAGTGAGGTTCTTGATGCACCATGGCGTGGCGGTGCCGACGATGGTGAACGCGGAACCGGATGCCGGCGACACCGTGACCGCCGAGGTCTCGCCCTCGATCGTCGGAACCGTGGCGGGGTTTCCGACGCTGCCGGCGCCGACATAGGGCCGCAGCAGCGTCGCCTGGTTGTAGGCCACGCCGGTATTGGCCAGCCGGATTTTGAACCCGGCATTGCCGACGATGTACTTGTCGCACAGCGTGGCGACCGCCTTGGCGATGGTCGCGAATGGCAATGCCGCCGACAGCCCGTTGTTCGCGGTGTCGTTGCCGATCAGGTTGTTGACATACAGCGTCACCGCTGCGGCGCCCTGCACGGTCCGCACGGCGACGACGCTGTCGGCGGCTATGCGTGCCGCGGTTTCGGCGTCCAGCGCCGCCTGCGTGGCCATGCCGGCTTGCGTGTAGCTCTTTAGCGCCGACGCGCGATAGACGCCGGTGCCGGACTGCTCGGCCACGATCTCGGAGCTGTCGGCAACCGCCCCCAGGTCCGGCAGGTCGTCCACCGGAATGCCGCCTATCGTCACGCTCATGCTGGGCTCCTCAGAGCAGGATCGGAATGTGGGTGCCGCTGGTGAGCAGCGGCAGCTCGCCCTGGGTCACGCCGAGCGCCGGCCAGGCGACATGGAGCGCGCCGCGCGCCAGCGTCTCAACGTGGTGCCCGCCATCCCAGTCGAGCACGATCGCCCAGCCGCAGCGATGCGGCAGGTTGACGAACGCGTTGGACGGAATGTCAAAGTCGAAGCTGCCGACCAGATTGGCGACGACACCTGTCCACACCCCGAGCGCGCGGCCGTAGGGCACTGCTGGTGCCCCGTAGTCCCAGCCGCAGCCGCCATGCGGTCGATCAGCGAACACGAACATCCTGCACGCCGGGCCGCCGCTGCCGCCGGTCAACTGCAACGCCATGGCGTTCGGGTGGTCGAACTCGATGATGGACACGCGGAGGTAAAGGCAGTCGCTCGCGGACAGCACCAGGTCGCGGCGCGGCTGGTAAACTGGTGACGTGCGCTGGTAGGGCAGGACGAGGGTCTGGACTGTCATGGGATCATGCCCTCACATCGGTATACGGCGGGTCCATACCGTGCCGGTGTTGATGAATTGCATCGACGATCTGGCTGTCGTGACAGTCGTCGGCGCACCGACAACCGAAGCACCGGCCGCAGCTGACACCGTCAGCGCCCCGACTGGGTTCTGGAAGTTTATTTCCAGTTCCATGCCTGCCCGATACGCACTGGATACCAAGGCTGGCAGCACGACCGATGCGGTAGCAATGCTCGTGGTATTCTGCACCAGCACGAAGCTGGTGTTGGCATCGACAGTGACCGTGCCGGCATTAACCAGTGCTGCAGTCTGCATCGCACCATGCGTCAGTCCACCGCCCAGCCGCGTGTTGCCGTAGCCGTCATTCGCCAGCAGCGAGCCGTTCAGGCCTCGGGTCGTCTCCACCACACCGATGTCACCGGATGGTGCGACCTGGAGAAAGTTGAACCCGCCCGGGCTGCCGGCACCACGACCACAGAAGAAATCAATATCCCCGTACCCCGAGTTGTAGTTCCATCCTGGCGTAAGTCCTTGTGCTGACAGCGGGGGAGATGGATGTGAACCAGACGCACCCTGGAATGCCACATTCCCTCGGATGTTATAGTTTCCAAGTGTCAGTTCAGTAACCGTATCGTGGCTTAGTCCCTGGATTGCGCCACTAATTCCAGGCTTGTAGACGGAGAAATCTGCGTGGTTCGCATTGCGACGGCCGTAGATGTTGCCAGCGCTGTAGCCATTGGTGCCCCATATGCCCCCGATCGCTCCGGTCATTTGCCAAACGGTCTGCGTGTCATCGATGAAGTTGTTGACGACGCGCGTCTTGTCGGCATCCAGACCATGGATGTAGTCGGGACTGACAACGATACCGAACACAGGTGGCAGGATGTTGCCGCCAGTGATGGTCATCACAGGCAAGTCAGCGGTCGTGGTGAAGTTGAGCGTCGTGCCACTTGTGCCAGTGGTTGCCGTATGCGTGCCGCTCAGATTGGCTGGGGCCACCGTTCCAGTCCAAATGCTCCCCAGCACAAACACGGCGTCGACATCATATCCATGTGGCGCCGCTGTCGTCAGCGTGACCTCGCCGGTAGCGGGGGTATAGGTGCCACTGCTGATTGCCACCATTGCAGGGAATGCCAGCCGATGGTTTATCGTGCCATCGTAGAACGTCATCGCCCCGAGCCCAGCCGCAACAGTGAAATTGACTGTCGTGCCTGTTGTGCCCGTGGTCGCTATGCGCCTGCCTCTGAGTGCTGCGGTGTTGCCGGTGCCACGGATGACCTGGATATAGAACTCGTCCCCGACCTGGACGTTATGCGTCACCAGCGTCGTCAGACTGACATTGCCAGTTGCGTTGTCGTATGTGCTGGATGCGGCAACCTTGTATACGGAACCGGAAAGATTGGACCGAGTGCCGGGCCGTGGATCGCGGATCGTGTTGTTGTAGAAGTTGAGGTTCGTGTGAGCAGCGATATACACTTGGCCAGCGTAGCCTGCCACGGAACTGCCACCGGGAGCGGTCGGCGTGCAATCATGCACCAGATTGCCATATACCTCTGCGCCATCCGCACCAGCACCAATCCCCAGCCCCACACCATAGTGGTTGGCGCTGATGTTGTTGAAGATGCGTGAGCGATGACTGACGCCACCGTAGTTGTTAGCCGCGATTACTGGACCGCTGTAGCCGTCATGCGTGTAGCAGCCGGAGATTTCGCAATCCCAGTTGCTGCCCGGCTGCGCGTCATCGGTGAAGATGACTGGCCCTGATGAGTACCTGATCTCACAGTTGCGGATGTAACCACCGACTACGCCGCCGTAGAAGCAGAGACCGACATCCTGGATGCCCTCTTCAATGCAATCGACGAACCCAACATTATAGCACTTGTCGCAGGTCGAGACGCGGCTGACCTCGTTGAAGACGACTGTGCCGCGGCCGGGTAGCGCATGATAGATGACAGTCGTGCCACTGGTTCCCACTTCAGCTTCATACTCACCCATGATCTGAGAGAGCGGAATGTTGCTAGTGACGCCAGCGAATACGAACGTATCCCCAGGCTTGATGCCATGTGTGGTGGTCGTCTTCAGCACCGTGGCGCCTGTTGCACTGGAATAGGAACTGCCTACAGAGGTCACCGTCCATTTGGTGGAGATGCCAGCGAACTCAGTCGAGGCGCCGCAGTTGGAGAACGTGACGCCATTGATCTCGCAATTTGTCGCTGAGACGATGTTGATAGCCCAGTGCTTGAAGTTGGTGATGAGACCCATGCCTGCACCATGCACCATGATGTTAGACGATGGTGCATTCGAGACGATACCGCCACTTCCTCCACTAGACCCGGTCTGATTGACAAAGTCGCCGTCCAGTATGCCGTATAGCTCAATCAGGATATTAGTTGCGTTGGCCTGCAGGAACAGACATGAGACGTTAGAAACGGCGTTAGGCGCTATCTTCAGTCTTGCGCGGGCCTCGATGATCAGGTGCGAGTTGGACGGGACGGTTAGTAATGAACCGAGCAAATAGCTGCCGCCGGGAGTGGCCGGGAACCTTAGCGGCCCCTTGCTGGCAGCCGCGTTGATCGCCGCCTGGATGGCTGGCGTATCATTGGCTATGCCATCGCCCAACGCCCCGAAGTCGCGGACATTGAAACCCCAGCCGGTGGTGGAGATGGGGCCAGCCGGGCCAGCCGGGCCAGCCGGGCCTGTCGCCCCAGGCGGCCCTGGTTGGCCGCGCCAGTCCTCGTCGAGCGGATCAGCCGGCACCGAGGGAGGCGGCAGGTAGCCGCCGAACGACAGACCATCACGAGGTGCCATTATACAAGCCTCACTTGCACGGCATTGCCGTTGCGATACATCGCGCCGATTGGCACACCAGCGGCGGCGGCGGCCGCGTCATTGATCGCAGCAACGACGCGAGGAAAAACCCATCCATTGCCATCGACTGATAGCGCGGCAACGCCCGCCTGGTTCTGTAGCTGCATGCCCCCGAGATAACCCTGTGGGTTCCAGACGATCTGCGCCATCGGTGAGCCGCCGGTCATTGTCTCTGGCGTGCCATCGATCCGCAGACCCAGATGCACAGACGCACTTGGCCAAGCACCAGCAGCAGTGTCGCGCGATGCCCAGCATTGCAGCCGCAGCACGTTGGAATCGATATAGTTCTGCGACTCCCAGGTCAGGTTGGTGACTGGTGCGCCGGCCCACACAGGCGGAGACCACCACCGGTAAGCATTGAACACCTGCGTCGTTATTGCTGTGTCCGCTTCGATATGTAGCCCAACCCCTCCCTGGCTGTAGTTGACCACGACACCGTTGGGAAAGCCTGACATATAGATGCCATAGCTTTCGGCATTGGGCTTTGCCGTGCTGCCCTCGACAGGGGCGCAGTTCAGCGCAATGCCGACCGCCTGCATGTCATAGTCGGTCGTGCCGTAATTCAGAAAGTCTAACTCGATGCCCTGATAGATCCTGGTCCGACTATCGGGCTCGCCAGCAGGATTGTGCTGTGCCATGAAATTGGCATGGAACATATTAGTCGGGCTGCCGAAATAGGCGGTAGCGTTAGCAGCGCCGGCATCGAGCGTTCCGACAGGTGGCACCTGACCGGCCGTCGTGTGCCCGCTGCCAGGCACCGTCCAGCCGACGACGGTGATCGAGGTGCCGTCAGCCGCCCAGCCGGTCACGTATGAGGCGTAATGGTTCTCCGGCTTCCTGCCGTTTGGCACGGCTGGCGTTGTGCTGATAGTCGTATCCACAGAGTTAGTCATGACATACATGTTCTTGCGCAGCTTTTGCATCTGCGCTGCCGTCAATGACGGATGCGGATAGACATGCGTGGCGTCATAGGTGACGCTGTGCAGGACAAGTGGCGGCGCCTCGGAACGAATGCCGGAATAGACGTTCACCGTGTCGAAGCTGCCATAACCAGCGATAGCAGGCACGCCGCCCTCGAAGCCTCCATTGATGCCCGCGCGGCTAGATGACAGCGGCCCCGTGGTCGAGACCAGACTGAGCAATGTGCCGGTGTCGTAGTAGCCGTAGGGCTGACCGCGCACGGTCATGCTGCCGGTCAGTGCATAGCTGTCTGGGGACTGATAAATATCAGCGCTCGGGAATGCTGCCATGCCAGGAGCATTTGTGATCGGATTGATCGACGGAACGAGGCCCGTAGACGTGGCCGGCGGCCCTGCCGGCCCTGGCGGCCCCTGGGGACCGGTCGGACCCGGTGGGCCAACCCAGCGCTCGGGATCAGGCGGGCCGGATGCGTTGTTCGCATAGTCGGCGTAATGCAACCGATAGCCCGACCCGGGCGCAGGCGTCGGTGTCGGCGGCGTGGTGGACGGCGGATTGCCCGCATAGTCGCTGTAGGAAATGCGATACGCCATCAGAAATACTCCGCCATGACGCGTTCTCCCGAGGTCGGCAGGGCGGTGACGACGGCCAGCTGTCGCATCGCGAGCAGCATCTCTGCGGCGTTGACCTCCTGGCCAAACTTCGGCGCCATCTCAGCCGCCGCCAGCATCTCGTAAGGCATGGCTGCTAGGTCCGGGATGTCCTGGCTGCTCCACCGCGCCATGCCACGCGCCACCAGGTGCGTATGCACCGCCAGCACCGCCTCGACCGCGATGTCATGGCTGGCCAGCACCGCGGCGCCTTTGCGGACACGCCCTTCCAGCATCAGCACCACGGCGGGGTCGACCGTCTTGCCGAACGACGACGCGGCGTAGGCGGCGGCGAGCTTGGTGTATTCCTCGGCGAACGCGCGCGGCACGGCGGTGCCGGTCCACCACACCGTCCCCTGCGCATCGATCGCGGCATGCACGCTGGCCACCTTGTCCACCAGCAGCGCCTGATCGGCGGGTGCCGGCGTCTCTTCCGCCGCGATGACCCCCAGCTCGATCAACGCGCCGGTGGCGATGGTTGCTGCCGGAACCATCTCGGTCATGGTGGGGCTGTCATCGAGCGGCACCACGCGGACGTTGAGACGCCGCAGGGCACGCTCCGCGAGCGCGGAGACTGTGATGATCATGAGAATGGCTCCGGCTTGGTGTCGTGCCCTGGCGGGCGCTCAGGCGGCGGCGGCGGGCGAGCGGCGCCGCATGCATCGCAATGTGTGTGATGCACGAAACTCCGCTCGCCGCACGCTGTGCAGCGCCAGGTCAGGCGACGGTGACGCTGTTGGACACGGGGGCGGCCGTCGAGCCCGCCGCGTTCGTCGCCGTCACTGTGCAGGTCGCAGCCTTGCCCACGTCGCCCGCCTGCACCTCGTAGTCCGCCGCATCGCTGCCAGCGACCGTGCCGTCGATCTGCCAGGCGTAGGAATAGCTGGTCGGCTCGCCATCCCAGATCCCCATCGTGGCCGACAGCGTCGTGCCGGACTGGGTGACCAACGGCACCGCGGTGTTGACCGGCGCCGTGGCCTCGCCCTCGCCCTCACCGTTCCCGCCACCAGGCGGCGGCGTCTCCGGCGCGGTGATGCCGGCCGCGAGGCTAGACATGCGCGTAGCCGTGCCGCTGGCCGGTGGCAGGGCCTCTCCAGCCCGCGACTTGCGCAACGCCTCCGCAGAGCCCAGCGGCGGCCCGCTCGGTGCCACCGGATCGAGCCCGACCGCCAGCAGGTTCGTATCGCGCGCCGCGATGTTCTCCTCCATCGTGCCGATGCCGCCACGCGCGCCTTTCGATGCATCGCTGTTGTAGTCGAGGATGATCTGCGCGCCGATCGACGCCGCGGCGGCAGCCTCTTTCTGCTCGGCGGCCAGCTTGTCAGCCGCCGCCTGATCTGTTCCGGACATGATCTTTCCCCTTATGCGTCGGGTTCGGCTGTCGTGTAGATCGTGAACACGCCAGCATCAGCCGGCTTGTTCTGGTCAACCGAGGCATCGGTGCCAAATCGTAGCTTGGCCACGCCGCGCATCTCCTGGATGCCGACACCATGAAAATACCCATAATCACGGGTATTCGTGGTGGACTTCGTCCGCTGCGCCCACGCGATGCCGACCGCCTGCGCACCACACAGGAACGTTGGCGCCGCATCGACCGTTCCGCCCGCGCCCACGTCGGCGATGACGGTCATTTCCGGGATTTCGCGCACGACCACGCCATCCCAGAGC